AGTTCGATGGCATAAGCCCGTGGCAACAGGACCAGTGGGTGCTGGGGGCCATGCAGATGCTGGAGACTGCCGGGTGGGTGGTTCGCATGGATGACGGCACACGGGAGAACCAGCACCACGCACAGTGGGCCATCAACCCTGCACTGGCGACACAGTTCGCAGAGCACCGCAAGCAGGTGATCGCAGCCAAGCAGCGCCAGCTTGACGACATTTACAAACTCAGCACAAAAGGAAAGCCCCGTGTGTACGGGGCCGATGAGTTGGATGAATAAAGGGGGCATTGGCCCCCTTTTTTATTTGAAGTACACGGCAAGCAGGTAGCACACCATTGCAAAGCCCATAAGGTCTTCTGCTAGTTCGATCATGCACCCTCCAACGTCTTCTCAAGGCGCGTGAGTGCCTTGTCCCACTGATCGAAGTCAGCCACGCTCTGCAAGGCACTTACCATGACTCTGGCAGCTTGGGCCACCTTCTCCAGTCGGTCGTTGCGTGCGCGTAGCAGGCGGTTCTCGGCTTCGCATTCAGCGAGTGCCAAGTCTAGATTGCGTTCGGTGTCGTTCATAGTGGTGCGTCCTCAAAGTTGTCAGGGTTGAATTTGGGTGGGTTGTTGCGACGGGGTGTGGGCAACGGGTGCGTGGGGAAGGGCCAATTAGTCATAGGTCAACCCCAAGTCTCTGGCGTTCTGGGCCTTACGTTCCAGTGCTTCGTTGGCATTCAATGCGTTGAACAGTGCGTACATGTCGAGTAAGCGCATCACCACGATGCGGCGACCTTCGGTGTCGTCATAGATGGTTTCGTACATGCTGCGTTCGCGCACATGCTTTTCAAAGTCGGCTAGGGTCATTTAATGTCTCCCAATGTGACTCTGGGTGTTGTAACCATAAGAGCACGTTGAATTTGAATATTTTGAAGCTGAGTTAAATAAGTCACAGCATCATCTTTAGCTTTGAGCGATGGGGTTGCAGCGGTGTTTATTTGTGACGCCAGCCAAGCGCGTGTCTTATCAATAGCTTCTTGTATTTGTCGATTGTTCATTGCATCTTCTCCTGTAGTTCGGTTGGGTCAATCATCATCATCTGTTGGAAGTACACCGCAAAGCTGGCGCGGGTGTCGTTCTCGAAAGGCATCAAGTTCACCCGAGTCATGGCTTCTTGCATGGCGCTGTTCCAGCCGCTCACGAAGACAAACTTCGCAGCGTCTTGAGGGGTCAGCCCAAGGTCGCCATAGAGGCGGTCATAGTGTTCTAGTGCGTTCATTGGTTGGATTCCTTAACGGTTGGTTGGGAGCCTTAACGGCCAGTGAATAGTTGGGAGCCTTAACCATTGGTTCGATTCCTTAACCAGCCACTGACTGGTTGGGAGCCTTAACGTCAGTCTTGGGCGGGCGTCCGGGCGCACGCTTGGGCGGCGCGGGCACGGCGGCGGGCGTCAGCGCGTCGAGCACGGCGGGCGCGATGGCTTCGAGCGTGGCCAGCACGTCGAGCAGGCGCACGGCGGCGGCGCTGGGTGCACGGGTGCCCGCGGTCCACTTGGTCAGCGTGAACAGGGGCACACCCAGCAGCGCGGCGGCGCGGGGTTCGTCAAGGGCGCGGCGGTGCATCAGGGCCAGTAGCGCGGCGGTGAATGGTGGCACGGTGGCCGGGGCTTCGGTGGTGGTGGTGGTCATAGGATCAGGTTTTCAAGGGTCAAAAAGCCCCGGCCACGGGCCGGGGTGCTGGGTTACTGGGTGCAGGTCAGTCGCGCATAAGGGCGGCCACGATGGCCACGATTCGCACGACAAAACCCACGGCGGCCACGATCAGGGCCCCGGCGATCATGCGGGCACGCTTCGGGCTTCAGCGCGGCCCCGTTCGATCAGGGCGCGGGCTTCGGTTATATCCTTCGGGTTTTCGCGGGCCAGCATGGCCCGGATGGCTTCGGCGCGTGCCCGGCCAGCGTCGGGGCTTTGCGCTTTCTCGTATCGGTGGCCAGCGTTGATATATTCGGCTTCGGTGTACGTCATACAGTTTCCCCTTCGATATCCCACAGGTCAAAAGTTTGGCCGATTGTGGCCAGCGTTTCAGCAGCGGCCCCGCGGGCGTGCTTTGCTTCGCGCATTTCCCCGATACTTTCAAGCGTGGCCACGGCTTGGCCTAGTGCACGCTGCAGCGAATCAAGGCGGCCCAGCAGGGCGGCGCGGTCAAGGTCCCCGGCCATATAGGCCAGATTTTCAGCTTCGGCGGTGGTGAGTTTTTGAGTCATGGTTTTTCTTTCGTGGGTTGTGGCTTCGGTTGTTGTGCTTTCCAACGTGCGTTAGTCGCGTCCCATGCGCGGCGAAACGCTTCGTTTTCTTGTGGCGTGTTGTGCATGGTTTACCCCTTCAAAATTGGAATTACCCGGCGGGCCTTCGCGTCAGTTACCCGAGCGCGTGATCCGTGGGCGCGGAATCCGATAATCACGGTCCGGTCAGCGATGGCGCAAAGCCCGCACGTTTCGCACGTTATCCCGTCGCGGGATTGTGCGGGGCATACGATGATTGTCCGGCCCGCGGGTGTGTAACTCTTCTCGGGTGTATCCGTGGGCACAATGGCCACGACTGGCCCGGCGTCAGCTTCGGCCAGCAGGTCAGCTTCTCCCGCATCGTCAGCCGATAGATTCACGGTAAAACCCCAGCGCGTCGCATGCCCGGCCCAGTGCAGGGCGTCGGGGCTTTTTTTGTGGGTGTAAGTGAAACCCCGGCGGCCAGCATTCGCGGCCACAATCTGGCCCAGTGCTGCAGCGTCGACGGTTTCCCCAGCCCCGGGCAGGTCCCCGGCCACGTTAAACCGCCATAACTGGCCAGCGGGCAGGGCGGCCACGGATTCGCACAACTGGCCCAGCGATCCACCACGGGCGGCCACTTTATCCCAGCTTAACCGGGTGTAATAGTCTTCGGCGTAGCAGTCGGCGCGATAGTGCGGGCAGGATTCGGGGCACGTTTCCCGCTGCGAGTAAGTCACGGGTATCGGCCCGGTTTTTGAATTCGCGGATTGTCGGATAAAGTGGATTTTCATGCAAATCTCCCGCGGGCGATATCTTCGGCCCGGTCAGCGTCAAAGTACAGGCCACGGGCCAGCAGGTCTTCGGCCCCGAAAACCTTGTCAGCGTGGCAGTGCGGGCAGGTGTACCCGGCGGCGTCAGGTTCTACCCCGTCGACGGTTTCCCCGCATGCGAGACAAAAGCCCGTCGAGTTATCCCCTTCGATTATCTCGATCAGCAGCGCGTCACTGGGTTTAAATTGCAAGCGGCCATTTTTGGCGCGGTATTGTTGTGCGTGGTTCATGGCTTCAGGCTCCAATATGTGAAACGATCAGGCGGCCAGCAGGCACGCCCGTGCGGGTGCGAATAATTTCAGCGGTTAACAATTCGTTGATCCCCTTCACCAGTGAGTCAAGATCACGCGCCCAGCGGTTAGGCCCGCCCGTGTAGTCCTTCAGGTGTGCAGCGGTGCGGTACATATAACCCAGCGATCCGCAGGCTTCGGTGTTCACGTAAACGATGGCCCCGGCCAGCGAGATAAACCCGCTACACCCGCGCTTGTCTTCGTTTACCCGGATGTTTTTCAAGGCCACGGTGTGGGCAGGTGAAAACCGATTTTTGAGTTTGGTTGAAAGAATCAGCATGGCGGCCCCTTATGCTTTGCGAGCGGATACCCGCACGGTGTAGAACGGTTCACCCGTCGACGTATGCGCGGCGATCAATTGGCGCGACGGGGCCAGCTTCGCGGCGATGGATTTCCAGTCGATTAACTCGCGCCCGGCGCAATAACTCAGGCTCACGCGGTGCTGGGTGCCTTCGACGGCGGTGCACCCGCTATCGATCAGCACGTCTTTTAAATTGTCCTCTTCGGTTTTCAGATCAGCGATCAGGGCTTTGACGGCGGCCAAGCGATCCACGGCGGCGGCGAGTAAAACAGGGTTTTCGTTTTTCATGGTTACGGTCCTTCAGGTTACGGGGTTACAAGTTACAGGGAAAAAAGAACGACGGTGATCAGGTACAGGCCAGCGGCCAGCACCACGGCCCCGGCGGCCACGGCCAGCGGGTGCGGTTCGTCACTGGCCACGGGGGCCGGGGTGTAGTGTTCGCGGTGGTTATGGTGTTTCATGGCGTGCCCCTTATGCGATGAATTCAGCGTGGCCAGTGCACCCCATGCGATCAGCAGCAGCACGGAGCGCGGCGGCGCTTTTCGTGGTGCGTGCAGCGCGGATCAACGACGACAGGGCACGGGCGACAAAGTCAAGGCCCAAGCCCGCGGCGTGATACTGTTCGATCTTGGCCAGTTCGCGGATTTCTGATTTGTTCATGATGGTTTCCTTCGGTTACAGGTTACAGGTTACAGGGTGCCGATTGTGTGTCGGTGTGGAAATTATAACCCAGCGGGTGCACTTGTCAAGGATTATTTTGTAGGGATAAACCCTAACCCAGCGGGTTACAGTTAACAGGTATCGAAAACCCAGCGGGTGCCCGGCTTCTGCAGGGTGTGACAACTGTGACTGAAATGGGGGGTAGAGATTCTGAGATTCTTGATTTCTTGTGCTGTTTTAAAAAGTCGTATATTTTTGGTCTCGCCCGCGGAGTCACATTGTCACACCCCAGCACCCGAAACCCAGTGGCCGGGATTAAATGGCCAGTTTTCACCCAGCGGGTGCCCGAAACCGGGGGTTTTCAATCGATTAAACCCCGGCCACTGGGTTTCCGTTTCCCGCTGGGTGAATTAACCCTTGTCACATTGTCACACCCTAACCCGCTGGGTTTTTGACCCATTGTCACATTGTCACACCCAGCGATCCCGCGATCCACTGGGTTAGCTAACCCGCTGGGTTATGGTTTCCCGGGTGCACTGGGTGCCCGGCCACGGTGGCGCATGGATCAGCAGCGATCCGCGGCGGCGTGGTGGCCGTGATCCCGGGCGGCGTCGATCCGCGGCGCGGTGGCCAGCGCCTGCGATCCCGTGGCGCAAAGCACAAAACGTGCCAGCGGTTCGATGGGGCGGGTGAGGGCCGAAGACCGATGGGCCACTGGCAGGGTGGAACCACGAACAATTTTTTATTTTTTCAATTAACCCTAGACCCACTGGGTTCCTTTAATCTCCGCACCATCAATTCAAAACCTGTGGTAGATTCACAGCACTATGGAAACAAGGCAAACCTTATCTGTAGGCGCAGTTGTCACACCCGGCCAAGTTGACGAACTCGACAACCTCGAATTGCCCCAGTGGCTTTCTGTGCCTGATGCCAAGCCGCTCTCCCCGAGCAAGGTGATGCGTGAACTCGTCCATGCTCAATACGAAAACATCTTCGAGCGGATCGTTGAGCAGATTTACCGTGGCCGCTCCCTTGCATCACTGCTCGATGATGACCATCGGGAGATCAGCTATGAGGGGTTTTTGCGCTGGATCAAGCGAGACCCGATGCGCCATGAGCGATTCAAAGAAGCGCAGGAGAACAGGTCCGAGTTCATCGCTGGGGAGATTCTGCAAATCGCCGATGCCGAGGACTCCATAGAAGATGTGCAGCGATCTCGTTTGAAGATCGACACTCGTAAGTGGCTCATGTCCGCTTGGAACAGGAAACGCTACGGCGAGACCAAGACCCTTGAGATGGCTGGCTCGATCTCGATCACGAATGCGCTGGCTGCGGCCCGTGAGCGCATGATCGAGAGTGAGGTGATTGACGTGACACCGAAAGAACTGGACAACTGATGCAGCGCCCCATTTACTCGCCGGAAGAAGAACAACTGCTGATGACGCAGCTTTGGTCTCCGCAGATTTCGGATGACCCAGAGAACTTCGTCATGTTCTGTTTCCCGTGGGGCCAAAAGAACACACCCTTGGAGAAGTTCAAAGGACCACGCGCATGGCAGCGTCGAGCACTCAGGCGCATCGCCGAGTTCATCAAAGCCAACAAGAACAAACTGAACAACGACGAGTTGATCGATGCGCTGCGGCGTGCGGTCAGTTCGGGCCGTGGTGTGGGGAAGTCAGCACTCGTGTCGTGGCTGATCCTCTGGATGCTGACAACTCGCATTGGCTCGAGCGTGGTCGTGTCGGCCAACAGCGAGACACAGTTGAGAACTGTTACGTGGGGTGAGTTGACCAAGTGGGCCACGATGGCCATGAACTCGCACTGGTGGGAACCATCGGCCACCAAGCTGGCCCCTGCATCGTGGCTGACCGATCTGGTCGAGCGCGATCTGAAGAAGGGCACACGCTACTGGGGAGCCGAGGGTAAGCTGTGGTCCGAAGAGAATCCCGATGCGTACGCTGGCGTACACAACATGGACGGCATGATGGTGATCTTTGACGAAGCATCAGGTATTCCAGACTCCA